CAAAGGACAAACTGATGCGATTGTTGTTTATGAATGGGCGTCATTGGAAGATTATGTTAATTATTACTATGCAATATCCTTTGGGTATTCCACCTAATTTAAGAACGAATATAGATTATGTTTTTATATTGAGAGAACCCTATATTGCAAATAGAAAACGTATATGGGAGAATTATGCAGGTATGTTTCCGACATTTGAGTCATTTTGTCAAGTAATGGATCAATGTACAGAAAATTTCGAATGCTTGGTCATTAATAACAATTCGAAATCAAACAAGTTACAAGATCAGATATTTTGGTACAAGGCGCAAAATCAGGGCGGATTTAAATTGGGATCAAAAGAATTTTGGGAATTATCAAAAGATATTGGTAGTGACGATGAAGATGAGGCATATGACCCAAGCAGCATACAAAAACGTGGAGCAGGACCAAAAATCAACGTGAAGAAAAGCAAGTGGTAAATTTAACAAATCAATATTCCTAACTACTAAATCAAAAATAAATCGAAAATAAATCGAAAATAATTTATTTTGTATTCTTATTATATAATGAGTAAAAATACAAATACAAAGAATAATAGTACAGATAATATTCCGGCAGCAACAAACCTAGATTTAGACGTAGTTGAAAAAGCTCTAGTTAATGGCGGAAATAAAGTAATAGATAAAGCGATGAAACAGATTAATGATGGAGCAAAAAATACAGCAATAGATGGAAATAAGAATACAGGAAACAGTAACGTCGTTAGACAGAATACAATTAAACCAAACGACAATACAAAGAAAGGGCAGAGTGGTCCTGAAAGAGGTAAATTAGATTATAAAGATTCAAAGGAATTTACAATTTTCCAAAATGAATTACATTCGCTTATTAATAATAATTTATTTATTTTGAAAGAATGTAAAACGAGCAAACGATTATTGGATATTAAATATAGTGAATTGAATTCCACCATTAATTATATTCAAATTTCAGTGATTGTTTTATCTACAATGTCTGGATTTTTACAATCAACCAAGCAATATTTTGATACCGCCGAATCGATTGTATCCGTTTCTGGTATTTCAATATCAACGTATATAAGTCTTATTTTATCAGTTTCCAAATATTATAAATATGATGAGCAAAAGGAAAGAATACATAATCTTAGAGAGAAGTATGCAAATTTACACAACAAAATCGAATATAGAATGGATGTACTAGGTCCTCATACAAAAGAAAATTTATGGGAATATCAAGATGTAACTGAAAAACTAGCAGAATGGTCCAAAATAAAAATAGCTATGGATGAAGAATATGTAACATTGATTGAAACAAAGCAAACATTGACAACCGAATTTGAGTCGATTATGGATTCGAAATCGAGAAATCAAAATTATATCAAGGATAGAGAATTGGTTCTAAGCAATAGAGAAAAAGTATTTAAAACATTGGAAAAACATACTGCCTTGGAAAAGAAGATAAAATCGAGAGAAATTTTAACAGATTTTACGAGTATTATACAATTACCAGACGACGATTTAAACAATTGGGATGACCCTATTTAGTTCAATGGTAAAATCGCGATTTCAAATGAGAAACAAATATAATATATAAATCTTGACAAGATATTTATATGTTATTCAAATAGTTTAGATTAGGGTGGAGAGGGTATTTTATCAACACCATCTTAGGTATAGGACGATTAGTATTACATAACACTCAAAGCAGAAAGTCCTTTATCGGTTTTATCAGTTGTTACGATGTTTTCTCCTTCAAACAGTTCGGATTTTACATCTTCCAAAGTTGCGTTTTCACTCATAGACGCTTCTTGAGTGTTCATATTAGCAACTGAAACCAAATCACCGTTTTCATTGATAGTTTGTGTAAGTTTGTTACCTGATTCCAATGCCTTTTTCTTGTTTTCCTCCATTGCCTTTTCTTTAGTTTCTTTAACGCGTGTATCAAATTCGTCCTTTGCCTTGTCCTCATTCTTCTTCTTCTCGCTCATCAACTCATTGAGAGTCTCCTCCATATATTCAACGCGACCAGTCTTGTATGCCTCAGGGTGGAATGGAACCCAAATACCAATAGGACCAACATAAACATCATGGTTAGGGTCATTCTGTCTTAGCATCTTACATCTGAGTTCAGCCTCTTGTTGTGTAGGGAAAACACCTCTTACCTTGATACCACGAATAGATGTTTGGAATGAATGCTTCTCACCAAACTCCTTCTCTAGACGGTCTTCGTGTTCATCCAAGAAATTCTTATAATCGTCCTCAATCGTAGTACTAATCAACTTTTCCTTTTCATCCTTGGAGAATTCCTGGAAATCTTTAGTCAGTTTATCAAAGTCAATATGGTACTTGTAAGATACAAAGTTTAGAAATTGGGCAAACTTCTCCATTGATTTGCTGAAATCCCAATTATTAATAAACTTCTCGAACAAAAATAAATCCTTTTGCTTTAGAACATGTTCAGGAGAGATAAAAGATAAACATGCGAACTTTTGCCCAGCCATGGGCTTGTCTTCATCTAATAAATCAACGTAATTAACATTATCACTACCATCAGAATTTGTCTTTAATGTAATATTATTGGGGCTACCGACATCACTAGATTGATTATTTAACGATTCGATTGGTTTAGAAAAACTCATTATAAGATATACTACATACGAATATTTAAGTGTTTTTATGGATAATATATTGTTTTTAAATTTGTAGAAATAATAATTTTTTCTTTTCAGTTTATATAGAATGTTAGGAGGTATGTTAGATTTAGGTGAATTAGTCAAGAGAGCTATTAAATACCTCGTTGAGGGTTTAATGGTTGCTATTGCTGCTTATGCTATCCCAAAAAGAGGTCTTAATTTAGACGAGGTTGCGCTTATTGCTTTAACTGCTGCAGCCACATTTAGTATCCTTGATACATATGTTCCTAGTTTAGCTGTTGGTGCTCGCTCCGGTGCTGGATTCGGTATTGGCGCTAATCTCGTTAAATTCCCAGGAGGATTTTAAACGTAGTCATCAGCAAATGCGATAAGAAATGTATATTTACATCATTAATTATGTAAATAATTATTCTACACATAAATATACTAAATAAAAAAATAAGTAACCGTTATACGGTTACCTATTTTTCATTTATATTAATTTTTTATTAATTTGATAATGTTAGACGACGTCTTTCATTTCTGCGACTTTTTCTTATATCATAACGAATACTCCATTCGCCATACAATGCGCATTCTTCATTACAGAAGTGATGTTCGTTACCTACTACCCATGTAGTAACACAATCATCTTCGTGTTTATATAAATCTGCTTCACAATTTTCATTATCACATGTAGTGTAATTTGTCACATATAGTAATTCATCCAACACATTTACCATGTTTTCACGATGTTCTGGATTATAACTAAAGATAATATCAACCAATTCTTTTGGAAGATATAAGTTTTTCTGAGGTGTATCTGTCATAATAAATTATGCTACTTAATCATTTAATAATTCATATAGTATATTGATACATAAAGTTCAATTTTTTATGAAATATAAAACTACAAAGTATGAAAATAATATAAATACAAGAGTGTGTATTTTAGTATAATGACAATTATAGCAGAATATGTTTGGATTGGTGGTAATAATAAATTACGTAGTAAAACACGTGTAATAGAAGATGTAACAGTCTTTCAAAATGATCAAATTATGAGTAATAAAATTTCAATACTACCAGACTGGAATTATGATGGAAGTTCAACAGACCAAGCTAGTGGTAACGACTCGGAAATCGTAATAAAACCTCGTCATATCTTTAGGAATCCATTTTTCCAAGCCGAAAATGTATTGTATGACCGGTACTATATTGTTATATGTGATACATATCTACCAAACGGATTACCATTACCTGATAACCAACGTGTAGTAGCGGATAATATTTTTAAGCAAAATGTAAATGAAGAACCATGGTTCGGTTTAGAACAAGAGTACTTTTTCATCGACCCTAAAACAAATATGCCTCTCGGATATGATAAAGACGGAAAACAAGGACAATATTATTGTAGTGTCGGTCATGAAAATGCGATTGGTCGTTCCATTGCAGAAGAACATATGAAAATGTGTCTATACGCTGGTATCAAAATAAGTGGTATAAATGCAGAAGTAGCTCCAGGGCAATGGGAATTTCAAGTAGGTCCTTGTACCGGAATTGATGCAGGTGACCATCTTTGGACTGCTAGGTATATTTTACAAAGACTTGGAGAAAAACATAATATAAAAATCGACTTTGAACCGAAACCATTAAAAGGAGATTGGAATGGTTCAGGATGTCATACTAATTACAGTACCAAAAATATGAGAGAAGGAACTGAAGATAAAACCGGTCTAGAATATATCGAAAAAGCCATTGATAAATTGTCAAAGAAACACGATGAACACATGAAGATATATGGTTCAGGAAACGAAGAGCGAATGACAGGAGAACACGAAACAGCATCATATGACAAATTTACAGACGGAGTAGCAAATAGGGGAGCCTCTGTAAGACGTGGTTACGATACAATAAAGAATAAAAAGGGATATTTCGAAGACAGGCGTCCTAGTTCGAATTGTGATCCTTATTTAGTTACAAGTGCCATATTTAAGACGACTTGCTTAGATATGGTTGATTCATTATAGATTATATTGTCAATATCACTCTATTATTATAACATATTTTTCATGAATAATATTTCTCTTTCTTGTTCATATACCAGATTTTTGGCTAGAGTAAATAAATAACTATCATATGTAAAATTCTCGTTATCAGCAAGTAAATGTTTTGTTGTTGTAATCGCAGTAGAATGATGACCTATCATTCGTTTGAGCCATTCATCACGAGTTACGAATAATTGGCTTCTCAATAAAAAAATAGAGACTATACTCAGAAAAATACCTACAGTAAATATTCTTGTATTGAAATGTCCCATCGACATATAATGAACAATTTGATGACTCCATATCATATTAGAAGCCATAAATAATCCACTATACAACAAGGTCAAAGATAAATAAATGTCGGAAAAACGATATGCTAATATGTTCATTGGATTCAAACTAATACCTACGAGAAACATGACTGTAAATAATATTAGCTGGTGTCTGAAAATTCCAGTCATTGTATTATATATTGGTTATATAATATTGGATTTGGTTATATAATATTGGATTTGGTTATATAATATTCGTTTGTAAATATTATATAATTTCACTCTTTAGACAGTTACAATAATTAAATACGTGACAATAATTTGGATAATACATGTGAATGAACCAAACCATAAATATGTATTTTTTAAATTATTTATATGTTCAACTTGTTCATCAGGACATTTTTTCATTTTATCGCATTTAATGGCTAAATTTTGCATTCTACGATAATATGGTAGTAATGAGAATACCATATAGAATGTGGAAACTACTATAAGTCCAATGGATATCATTTTGGCCAAATATGGATGAACTTTGACAGAACCTTTTCTAGCCATGTTATAGAAAATTAAACTACATGTTGTTATAATTGCAGACAAGTTAAACCATCCTATTAAAAGTGTTTCCGGTATATACATTTTATCTGAGTATGCTAAATCATGTTCTATAATATCATTACTGTTCGTATTGTTTGTAGATATCGCTTCATCTTCTATAAAATCGGAAATAGGCATTTTGATGATTATATATTACGCATATATTTTTGTTATTTGCTATATTATATTATTCTTCATATTATACTAAATAGTAGGTATAAACTCCCAGTCCAACGATTGGCATATTTTTTTCCAAATTTCGTCCTGCTCTATCCGTTTTTCACGGTCTTTTAACATGGGAAAATAAGGAAGAAACTGTACTTGGTCTAATAATTCGCATAATTTATAAACCGTATAATAGTAATTCAAAAAATTAACACGGTCATCTGGACAAAATTTCGCATAGGGTCCTTGAATTTCCATAAATAAGTTACACAAAGATTCTTCCAAATCTTGGGTCATGACAGGTGGTTTAATTCCTAATTTGTCTTTTATAAAAGGTATATGTTCATAATATTTATTATAGCCTAATTTTTTCAATATATCCTTGGCTTTTTTATTGTTTAAATGGGTTAAATCGATTCTCTCTTTGCGTATTTGATTCTTAATGTTTTCCAATACTTCCTCAGGAATTTGGGTAGTTTCCTTTGCTTGAAACTGAGCCAATATTTCACGAAAATGATTGATTCTTTTGTATGCGTAAAAACAAGCTTCTTTTGGTGGTTCTTTATAAGATGGTTTTTCATTTTCAACCAAATATTGAATGTGTTTATGACATTGATTACACACCATGATTCCTTCGTGGTCAATTGGTATCAACTCTCCTTTTTTACAGGATTGACAAATATCTGTTTCTACGATGAATTTACTTATATCAATAAACGATTCATCGAGATTAGATAGATATTTTTGAATACTGTCTTTATTTTCACTATTTGTTTGGTCTTCTTCGTCTGAATTAATTTTAAAAAACGAATTCAATAATTTTGTTTTATGAGTATTGTTTGAGATTTCCTTTTTATTTTCAAAATAATCGAAAATATACTTGTTATTATTTAGATAATAATGCTTATTCTTCTTTTTTATATCATTTATTTGAATACTAACATCCCGTAAGGTATCTTGTATTTCTATTTTTTGTTCGATAGAAATTGATGAATCGAGTGCCATTTTCTTAAAGTATTTTTTCTTTGCTCTTAATTCAGGCAACGTTTCCTCTTTTTCTTTTGCAAATTCAGTTTCAATATCTCTATGTTTGCTATCCAATGTAGTAATACTTTTCTCATCCATAATTATTTTTTTATTTGTTTTATGCTTGAAATTCGGCATTTAGTATCTTTATACTAATAAAAAACGATTATTTTTAATATGTATTTCTTAGTAAATCATTATCAAGTTATAATTCGACTTATGTTTTCTCTCTATTTAACAAAAATGAATATTCATATTGATATTAATGGAGATAATGGCGACATTAGCAAATTAACTCCAGGATTGTTGGATATGATGAATTATTTATATTCTTATTTAGACAATGATTGGACCATCAAAAAAAGAAAAAGTAGTTATATTCTCGCAAAGGACAATCACAAAATGTTTGTTTCAGAATCAATACGTTTTGCAAATTCATCACCAACTATGTCAATTTCTAGTACAAAAATAAACCATCATTCAAGTGAAAATCATGATACAACCCACAATAAAACAAAGTATATCTTCTATTTTCTTTATAATGTTTTAAACAATGGTTGGACAATTAAGAAAACTCGGCAAGAAGAATACACATTTATTAAAAACCATGAAGGAAAAAAAGAGATATTTTCTAATAAATATCTCCATACATTTATGAAAGATAACTTTAATTTCCAATTAATTAAATAAATTAGTGTAGGTGTGTAGTTATTTTCAGAAAAATAATAATATTTAGCAATATTATAAAACTATGGGAGGTGGATTAATGCAACTCGTCGCTTACGGTGCCCAAGATGTTTATCTTACAGGCAACCCTCAAATTACTTTCTGGAAAGTCTCTTACAGACGTCACACAAACTTTGCAATGGAATCCATTGAGCAAACATTCAACGGACAAGCCGATTTCGGTCGCCGTGTAACATGTACCATCAGCAGAAACGGTGATCTTTGCTACCGTACTTATCTTCAAGTTACTCTTCCTGAGATTAACCAACACATGAAGAATACCAATGGTTCTGCTACCGCTGGTGTTTATGCTCGCTGGTTAGATTTCCCTGGAGAGCAACTTATCTCTCAAGTAGAGGTTGAGATTGGTGGCCAACGTATTGACCGTCAATATGGTGACTGGATGCACATCTGGAACCAACTTACCCTTACATCCGAGCAACAACGTGGATACTACAAGATGGTTGGTAACACCACCCAACTTACATTCATCACTGATCCCTCTTTCAATGATGTCGATGGACCCTGTGAGTCCAACGCTCCTCGTCAAGTTTGCGCTCCTCGTAACGCTCTTCCTGAGACCACTCTTTACGTTCCTTTCCAATTCTGGTACTGCCGTAATCCTGGACTTGCTCTTCCTTTAATCGCCCTTCAATACCACGAGGTCAAGATCAATCTTGATATCCGTCCCATTGATGAGTGCTTATGGGCTGTCGGTTCTCTTAACTGTACATCCGGTTCCGGTAAGGTCACCACTGCCTACAACCAATCTCTTGTTGCCGCTTCTCTTTACGTTGATTACGTCTTTTTGGACACTGATGAGCGTCGCAGAATGGCCCAAAACCCTCACGAGTACCTCATTGAGCAACTTCAATTCACAGGTGACGAGTCTGTTGGTTCTTCCAGTAACAAGATCAAGCTCAACTTTAACCACCCTGTTAAGGAGCTTGTCTGGGTCGTCCAACCTGATGAGAATGTTGATTACTGCTCTTCTTTAGAGTGCGGTCAATCTCTTTACTCCACTCTTGGTGCCCAACCCTTCAACTACACCGATGCTGTTGATGCTCTTCCCAACGCCATCCACTCTTTCGGTGGCCCTGAGGCTATTATCAATTCCTCTGGTACCGCATTCATCAACGCTTCTGGTCTTTTCGCCGATGCCGGTGCTGTGGATGATTCTGCCACCAGCCAACAATGGTGGGGTAA